CAGTGGAACGCTCAGTATCAACAGCAACCTACCGCAGAAGAAGCGGCTGTAGTAAAAAGGGAGTGGTGGCAGGAATGGACAAGCGAAAACCCACCTGTTTGCGAATATATCATTATGTCTTTGGACGCAGCGGCAGAAAAACACAACAGAGCCGACTTTACCGCGCTTACAACTTGGGGCGTCTTCTTAAACGAAGAAGAAAACGCGTATCACATAATTCTGCTGAATAGCATAAAGGAAAGACTTGAGTTCCCCGAGCTAAAAGCACTGGCTATGCAGGAGTATGCGGACTGGGAGCCAGATTCGTTCATTGTGGAGAAAAAGAGTTCTGGTGCAGCCCTATATCAGGAGATGCGCAGGACAGGATTGCCCGTACAGGAGTACACCCCGCACCGTGGATCAGGGGATAAGATGGCTAGACTTAATTCTGTAGCTGACATAATAGCCTCTGGTATGGTATGGGTACCACAGACGCGTTGGGCTGAAGAGGTTATTGAGGAGATAGCAGGGTTTCCGTTTATGAGCCACGATGACCTTGTTGACTCTACAGTGATGGCCCTCATGCGGTTTAGACAGGGCGGGTTTATACGGTTGCCTACAGATGAACCGGATGAGCCTAGATACTTTAGGCAACGCAAAGGCGGTTACTACTGAGGATTAGTTCATGGCTATAGAGAAAAGTGTGTACACAGCCCCAGAGGGTTTGGAAGACGAGGAACTCTCCGAGGTAGAGATCGAAATCGTTAATCCTGACGCGGTTATAATGGACGACGGGTCTATGGAGATTACCATAATGCCCGGAAACGAAATTGATATGGTGCCATTTGACGGCAACTTAGCTGAAGTTATGACAGAGGGCGATCTTAACTCTTTGTCTTCTGATCTTATGGGTATGATAGACGCAGATACTGATAGTCGCAAAGAATGGGCAGATACATTTGTCAAAGGGCTTGACGTGTTAGGGTTTAAATACGAGGACCGCACCGAGCCGTGGGAAGGTGCTTGTGGGGTGTATTCTACAGTGCTTGCAGAGGCTGCGATACGGTTCCAAGCCGAAACAATGTCAGAGACTTTCCCTGCCGCTGGCCCTGTAAAAGTTAAAATTCTTGGTGATGAGACTAAGGATAAGGAAGAAGCGGCTCTCCGTGTTAAAGCAGATATGAACTATGAGCTAACAGAGCATATGGTGGAGTATCGCTCTGAGCACGAGCGTATGCTGTATAACCTTGGTTTGGCAGGTTCCGCGTTCAAAAAAGTATACTATGACCCCAATCTTGGGCGGCAAGTCGCTGTGTATATACCCGCCGAGGATGTTATTGTTCCTTATGGAGCAAGCCACCTAGAAACCGCAGAACGCGTTACACATGTAATGCGCAAGACCAAAAACGAGTTAAAGAAGTTACAGTCTGTAGGGTTTTACAGTGATGTAGATGTAGGAGAGCCACAGCCATACCACTCGGATATAGAGAAGCGTAAGGCTGAAGAAGGTGGGTTCTCTCTAACAGATGATGATCGCTACACCATATATGAGGTACACGCAGACCTCGTTATAGAAGGCGTAGATGACGAAGACGATATAGCCAAGCCATACGTGGTCACTATAGAACGCGGCTCTGGTGAGGTCTTAGCGGTGCGTAGAAACTATGCTCCCGATGATCCGTTGATGTTGAAGCGTCAGCACTTCGTGCACTATGTGTATGTGCCGGGGTTTGGGTTCTACGGCCTTGGTCTTATCCATATTATTGGCGGTTACGCCAAAGCAGGGACTTCCTTGATACGACAGCTTGTCGATGCTGGTACATTAGCTAATCTGCCCGGTGGCTTAAAGTCTCGTGGGCTGCGTATCAAGGGAGACGATACACCGATAGAACCGGGAGAGTTTAAGGATGTGGACGTGCCGTCTGGTAGCATCCGTGACAATATTATGCCTCTCCCGTACAAGGAACCTAGCCAGACCCTTCTCGCCCTACTTGATAAGATAACACAGGAAGGACGTAGGCTAGGCGCTATTAGTGACATGAACATATCGGACATGTCAGCTAACGCCCCCGTTGGAACCACTCTGGCGCTCCTAGAGCGTACCCTGAAGCCTATGGCGGCTGTTCAGGCGCGTGTACACTACGCGATGAAGCAGGAGTTTAAACTGCTCAAGCGGATTATATCTGAGTATGCGCCTATGGACTACGCGTACCAGCCGCACAGAGGCGAGGTTAGCGCCAAGCAAGCAGATTATATGCTTGTGGATGTCATACCAGTAAGTGACCCCAACAGTTCTACAATGGCTCAACGAGTGGTGCAGTATCAGGCTGTACTGCAGATGTCACAACAGGCACCTCAAATATACAATCTACCGCAGTTACACAGGCAGATGATCGAGGTGTTGGGGATCAAAAACGCAGATAAATTGGTACCCACAAAAGAGGACGCCAAGCCGAAAGATCCAGTCAGCGAGAACATGGACGCGCTTACAGGCGAGCCTATGAAGGCGTTTATGTATCAGGACCACCAAGCACATATCGCTACGCATATGTCGTTCCTGCAAGACCCTATGATTGCTCAGATGATTGCTCAAAACCCACAGGCCAAGCAGATCGGTGCATCTATGCAGGCTCACATAGCAGAGCACCTTGGGTTCCAGTATCGCTCGCAGATAGAAGAGAAACTGGGCGTTGCGCTGCCTAGACCGAATGAAGAGTTGCCAGAAGAGATAGAGGTCGAACTTTCTAAACTGGTGGCAGACGCAGGTCGTCAGCTTACGCAGCAGCATCAGCAACAGGCCGCACAACAAGCTGCCCAGCAAAAAGCGCAAGATCCGATCATCCAGATGCAACAGAAAGAACTGCAGATCAAAGAGCAAGAGGTGCAGCGCAAGATCGCTAAAGATCAAGCAGATGTTCAAATACGCCAGCAGCAGGCCCAGACAGCTACTGCGAGAGACATGTCTAAAGCTATGATTGAAGCTGAAAGACTTAAACTCGAACGCGCTGAGTTGGCTATTGAGGCGGAAGAGAAAGGCGCAAACATAGACCGCGCTATGAAAGATGCCGCAGATAAAAAGGGCATAGAGCTTATTAAGCTATCGAAGGAGAAGAATAATTAATGGCAAAGACCGTCTTTGACGTGCTAAAGGATAGAATCGACGAGGATATATCGTCTGCACAGAGTTTCCTACGCGCAGGATCGCCTAAAGATTATGCGAATTATAGGGAAGTTGTTGGCTTAATTCGGGGTCTTGAAGCCACCAAATCTTACATTGAAGACCTCTCGCGTAACTATATGGAAGAAGATAATGACTAATACCGTCACAAAACTAGCTGACGAGCAATGGGAAGCCCAACTTCCCGTGCCTGTAGGGTACAGATTGTTGGTAGCACTGCCTGATATTGATGATCATTATGAAGGCACGAGTCTACTCAAGACTGATACTGAAAAGCATCGTGAATACATTATGTCTATTATGGGCGTAGTTATTGACATGGGAGCAGACGCATACTCTGACAAAGAGCGTTTTCCAGAGGGTCCGTGGTGTAAAGTAGGGGACTACGTGATGTTCCGTATGAACACAGGCACACGGTTCAAGGTAAACGGCAAAGAGTTTCGTTTGATGAATGATGATTCTGTAGAGGCAGTTATCCCTGATCCTCGCGGCATTATGACAGTATAGGAGTAGAGTATGCCATTCCAAAAGGTTGAATTTGAGTTTCCTGATGAGAAGGAAGAGGAGTCCACAGAGATAGAAGTGGAGCCGTCCAGTGCTGAAGAAATCAAAAAGCCCGCTAGAGCAAAAGCTGAAGAAGCTGATTCTCTTGAAATTGAAGTTGTCGATGACACTCCAAAAGCCGACAGAGGACGTAAGCCCTCTGAACCCCCAGAAGATGTTACCGAAGAAGAACTAGAAGATTATTCTGAAAAAGTTCAAAAACGGATCAAACACTTCAGCAAGGGCTATCACGACGAGCGGCGGGAGAAAGAAAGGGCTATCCGTGAGCGCGAAGAGTTAGAGCGGTTTGCCAAGCAGTTAGTTGAGGAAAACAACAAGCTCAAGGGAGACGTAACCAAAAATCAGACAGCGTTGGTAGAACAGGCCAAGAAAAACGCTGAAGCGGAATCAGATGCTGCTAAACAAGCGTATAAGACAGCATATGAGTCTGGAGATCCTGATGCAGTGCTTTCTGCACAGGAAAAGTTAACAGCAGCTAAGATAAAGGCTGATAGGTTAGCAAACTTCAAAATACCCGCTTTACAGGAAACACAGGTTCCTGTACCCTCAAGAACAGAATCCGCCCCACAAACAGGGCATGACCCACGTGCGGAAGAGTGGAAAACTCAAAATCCGTGGTTTAATGTCGATGACGAAATGACAAGTTTGGCGTTGGGGCTGCATACCAAACTTATCAAGGAGGGCGTAAGTCCTCAGTCAGATGAATACTACGAGAGAATAGATTCTCGTATGCGGCAAGTTTTCCCCGATAATTTCGAGGATGCTGATCAACAAACTGAAGTTACGCCAAGGCGTAGCGCTAATGTAGTCGCACCCGCAACGCGGAGCACAGCCCCTAAAAAGGTAAAATTAAGTCAGACTCAAATAGCGTTATCTAAACGTTTAGGTTTAACTCCAGAACAATACGCCAGACAGGTTGCAATAGATATGAGGAAACAAAATGGCTGAGAATAGGCTAGATAGAGAACTTGAAACCCGCGAGAAGAAAACTCGTAAACGTCACTGGCAGCGTCCAGAGACACTCCCTTCTCCGAATCCAGAGCCGGGATATGAGTATCATTGGGTTAGAGTTAGTACGCAAGGCCAAATTGACGCTACTAACGTATCCTCAAAACTGCGTGAAGGTTGGGAGCCTGTGAAGGCAAGTGATCACCCTGAGATTACACTGGTAACCGTAGAGAATGAACGGTTTAAAGATAATGTAGTCATAGGTGGGTTGTTGCTGTGCAAAGCTCCAAAGGAACTCGTCGAAGAGCGGAGTGATTATTACAATAATCAGACCAAATCCCAGATGCAGTCCGTAGACAATAACTTCATGCGGGAGAATGATCCTAGAATGCCTCTATTTAACGATAGACGTTCTAAGGTCACTTTTGGAACAGGAACTTAACTCTAGGAGTATATAATGGCATATCCTGCTGTTGATGGTCCATATGGACTGGTTCCGGTAAAATTGTTGAGCGGTTCTCCTTTTGTAGGCGTTACACGCCACTTCAGTATTGCAAGTGGTTATGCTACGGCTATTTTTTATGGGGATGCTGTAAAGCTAGTTACCGGAGGCACCGTTGAGCGTGATACGTTTGACGCTGCCATGACACCCGTTGGTGTCTTCCTTGGCTGCACATATACAGATCCAAACCTTGGTTACAAGGTCTGGCGTCAGTCATATCCTGCAAGCACTGTTGCATCTGATATTCAAGCGTTTGTCGCAGACGGTACCGACCTTCTGTTTAAGGCTGCGGTTGTATCTTCAGGCACAACGATTGGTGATCTTGCAATCACTGACATCGGTGCAAACGTCGCGGGTGTAGACAATACAGGTGATTCCGTTTCGGGTAATTCTCGTTGCGCTATCTCTGATACGTCTGCAACTACAAACACTCTTCCATTCCGTATCATTGGTCTGGTTGAGGAAACCAAAAACAGTTCGGGTGGTTATACCGAGGCTTACGTTAAATGGAACGCAGGTCACCAGTATAACAACACGACTGGCGTATAAGGAGTGATGTACTATGGCTATTTCACGCGCCCAGTTACTTAAAGAACTCCTTCCCGGCCTAAACGCGCTGTTTGGATTGGAGTACGCAAAGTACGGTGAAGAACACGCTGAAATCTTTGAAAGCGAGACTTCTGACCGTTCATTCGAGGAAGAAACCAAATTGAGTGGCTTCTCAGCAGCACCTGTTAAAGACGAAGGTGCGGCAATTGAGTATGACTCTGCTCAAGAGACTTGGACTGCTCGCTATACACACGAGACTGTTGCGATGGGCTTCTCTATCACTGAGGAAGCTATCGAAGATAACTTGTATGACTCATTGTCTGCACGTTACACAAAAGCTCTCGCACGTGCTATGGCGTACACCAAGCAGGTTAAAGCTGCTGCGATCCTAAACAATGCGTTCGCTGCGGGTACAACCTATGGTGACGGTAAAACACTTTGTGCTACCGATCACCCGCTTGTGTCAGGTGGCACTAACTCAAACCGTCCTTCTGTTGCGGCTGACCTTAACGAAACCTCTCTTGAGGCGGCAGTTATTCAGATCGCAGGGTGGACCGATGAGCGTGGCCTCTTGATCGCAGCCAAACCTCGCAAGTTGGTCATTCCGCCAAACCTACAGTTTGTTGCAACTCGTTTGCTTGAGACTGAAGGACGTGTTGGTACAGCCGATAACGACATTAACGCGCTTCGCAATAATGGTTCGATCCCTGAAGGCTATACTGTCAACCACTACTTGACAGACACTGACGCATGGTTCTTAATGACAGACGTTCCTAACGGCTTGAAGCACTTTACTCGTGCACCGATGGCTACATCTATGGATGCAGACTTCGACACAGGTAATTCTCGCTACAAGGCACGGGAACGTTACAGCTTCGGCGTTTCTGATCCCCTCGGGATTTTTGGTTCGCCCGGAGCGTAAACTGCTCGTTAGGCGGGTTTTCCCTGCCCGTCTGCCTCAAATAAACTGGGCCGCTTCGTGCGGCCCTTTCTTTTGTTGATAGCTTGTTCTTATTGTGTTATACGTAGGCAATCCCTGACAGTCACATGGTGTGGCTGACACTAGCCAAGACAGGAGATTCATATGGCTAATTCGACCTTTAATGGTGCAGTCCGTTCAGAAAACGGTTTTAAAGCAATCACAAAAGCTGCAAATACGGGTACTGTGACAGAAGATATTTCTATTTCTCACGATGGTACAAACAGTGTTGTAATCTTTACAGACCTACCAACCGCTGATCCATCTGTCGCAGGGCAGCTTTGGAGTAACTCAGGCGTTTTGACTGTATCTGCAGGATAAGGAGTTAGTCCATGTCCTCTGACGTTCAAACTAAACGGGTGACAGGCACAGGTTCTCTAGCTGTAGGGCCAGCACGTGTCCGTCAAATACAGGCTTTGACAAGTGCGGGCGCAGGACGGTTGACACTAACTGATGGGAACGGCGGGGCCACACTAATCGACTTAGATTTTTTGGCCTCTGATTCTCACTCAGTGAACATTCCTGATGATGGGGTGCGGTTTGTGTCAGACGTGTACGTGTCTGCTGCTACAAACATTACTGCGATAACCTTCTTCTATAGCTAGGTGTTGGTATGCGGACTTATTATAAAAAGGGCGGAGGAGTAAAATCCCCTGCTTGGCAGCGCAAGGAAGGTAAAGACCCTTCAGGGGGTCTAAACGCAAAAGGTGTTGCTAGCTATCGGAGACAGAATCCCGGTAGTAAACTGAAGACCGCTGTTACTACAAAGCCTAGTAAGCTGAAAAAAGGTTCAAAGGCTGCAAACCGCCGCAAGTCGTTCTGTGCGCGTATGTCAGGCATGAAGAAGCGTCTGACAAGCAAAAAGACCGCTAATGACCCGAACAGTCGCATCAACAAGAGCTTACGGAAGTGGAATTGCTGATGCCTGCTAAATCCGCAAAACAAGAAAAGTTTATGCAAGCAGTGGCTAATAACCCTAAGTTCGCTAAGAAAGTAGGGGTGCCTCAGTCTGTGGGCAAAGAATACACTAAACCCTCTGAGCTTTCCCAGAAGCGCAAGAGAATAAACGCTCGTAAAAGGAATACGTAAATGGCTAGAAAAGGTAGAAATGCGCCTAGAAGAGGCAAAAAGATGAAGAAAGAAGACGCTTCAAAGCTAGCTCCAGAGGCTTCTATGCGCCCAAAGGCACGTCCTTCATCAAAGCTAGCTCCAAGAGCTTCTATGCGCCCAAGAGCAAGACCGAATGATACGACTATGGAAGCGTCACTTCGTCCAAGGGCACGCCCTGATGATATGCCCACCGTGGATGAAATAGGAGCCATAGAGCGCGGCAATCGGGCAGCTAAACGAACCGCTGAAGACTTGGCTATGTTTGCTTTGCCCGGAGCCAATCTTGGACGCAATGTAGCTAAAATAGCTGAAGAAGCGGCAGCTAAAGAGTCTATGGGTATGAAAAAAGGCGGTAAGGTTCGTGGTTACGGATTAGCCCGTGGCGGCAAAGTCTGTAAGATGAGGTAGTTATGCGTAAACGGACAAAAAATAAATCCTCTAAAAAAGTTAAAAAATTCCAAACTGGTGGGGATTTGCGTATGGATAACTCAGGTGCTCCGGGTGGGTTTGATATAGCTAAATTCCTCCCCATTGGCGGCGGTTCTGGGGGTACACTTGGGGGTACGCTACAGCCGAACCAAAATAAGAGTGCGTATGATAATATCACTGATATATCCGTATCCGCGAGTAAAGCATCGCAAGCATTAGATACAGCGTCAGAAGCTATTGGTTCCGCACCTATGAGCTATACTACGAATAGATCTTTTAAAAAAGGCGGTAAGGTTCGTGGTTACGGATTAGCCCGTGGCGGCAAAGTCTGTAAGATGAGGTAATCATGGACACGGATAAGGACGTAAAAGACATCAAAGATATGGCGTTCCAAGAGGAGTTGGAGTTTCAATTGAAGCTAAATCCTAACGTGGACCGCAGGATGCTTGAAGCCCGAGTCCGTGATAAGATCTATGGCCCTAAAAAGTTTGGTCATGGTGGTAAAGTTCGTGGTGCAGGAAAGGCATCTAAGGGCGTGCGCCCCTGTAAGATGAGGTAAGTATGCGTAGGTATTACAAAAAGGGCGGTAAGATTTGTGCTTCTGGTAAAGCATGGGCCAAACGCACTTTTGATACCTACCCTTCTGCGTATGCAAACCTCGCCGCGTCTAAGTATTGTAAAGACCCCAATTACGCAAAAGGGGCCAAGGGTAAGAAGAAAAAGTAATGGGCCAACTGCAAAAATGGCTGGATCAGAAATGGAAGCGCATCGACTCCAAGGGGAACATCGCGGGGGAATGTGGTACTTCTAAAGATAAGAAGAACCCTGACAGGTGCCTGCCAGAGTCTAAAGCCAGAAGTTTGTCCCAAGGCCAGCGTAAAGCTACGGCTAACAAAAAGAAGCGTGAGGGCAGTAAAGGTAAGACAGTAGTAAAAAATACAAAGCCTGCTACAGTTAAGCTAGCAGGTGGTGGTCTAGCGCGTAGAAAGCGCTCTATCGCTCGCGGGTGCGGGTGTGTGATGGAGCCTAGACGCAAACAGACCCTTTATATGTGAGGAAGTAATATGGAAGTTTTTCAGAATGGCAGGTTCTCTTCAGGCGAACCCGTGTATCAGATAGGCACAAGAAACGCTGATGGTACATATAACGTGGAAGTTTTTGACCTTATGACTAAGGGAGAAGCGGAAGCGAAACTACTAGCAATGGGTGGGCAACCTGCTGCCCCCAAACCAAAAGTTAAGGTTCCCACCGTTGCTAGAATTAAGGCTATGACTAAGAACGAATTAGAAGCTATGATGCGTTCAGAAGGCGTAGAGCTTGATAGACGGAAAGCCAAAAACACTCTCGTTGCGCAAGTCATCAAGCACTTTAAGGATAAGTAACTATGGCTACATCAGGCACCACAGCGTTTAACATGGACTTCACGGAGATTGCCGAAGAAGCATGGGAGCGTGCTGGTAGCGAGATGCGTTCTGGCTATGATTTACGCACTGCGCGTAGGTCCATGAACTTAATGACTATCGAGTGGCAGAACCGTGGTATCAATATGTGGACCATTGATTCTGGCACTGTGAGTTTGGTGCAAGGCACTTCTCAGTATACTCTACCAGCAGACACAATTGATCTGTTGGAACATCAAATACGTACTAATAGCGGCAATGCTACGACACAATCAGATCTTACCATAAGTCGAATAAGTGTAAGTACGTATGCCTCTATACCAAACAAACTAACACAAGGGCGTCCTATACAGCTTTATGTAGAGCGTTTGCGTGATGCTCCCAAAGTAAACGTGTGGCCTGTACCTGATAACAACGATTATGTGCTTTATTATTGGCGTATGCGGCGGATTGAAGATGCTGGAAATGGCGTTGAAACCGCTGATATGAACTTCCGGTTCTTCCCTTGCCTTGTTGCGGGGTTAGCCTACCACATAGCTATGAAGGTTCCTGATCTAGCGGAGCGTATCCCTATGCTCAAAGCCGCGTATGATGAGCAGTTTGAATTAGCAGCAGGTGAGGATAGAGAGAAAACGGCTGCACGGTTCGTGCCTAGAATAGGTAGGATTGCATAATGGGTAATAAGTTTGCTTCTAGTAAAAACGCTTTAGCCCTTTGTGATGTATGTGGCTTCCAATACAAACTACGAGAGCTTAAAAACCTGTTTGTTAAAGGGCGAGACACTAATATTAAAGCCTGTCCTGAATGTTGGGATCCTGATCATCCGCAGCTTAAACTTGGCGAGTTCCCAGTGGACGACCCTCAAGCAATACGTAATCCACGTCCAGACCAAAGTTTAGGGGTGTCTGGCGATACGAGTAGTAGGGTAATTCAATGGGGTTGGAATCCTGTGGGGCTAAATGATCCTTTTAGTCTTACACCTAACTCATTAGTTGGTACTGGAAAAATTGGCACTGTTAGTGTAGTTATATCGTAGGAGGTATGTAATGCCAAAAGTAGGAAACAAATCTTTTCCCTATACGGCAGCGGGGAAAAAGAAAGCAAAAGCCCACGCCAAGAAGACGGGCAAGAAGATGACATCTGCTTATAAATCTGGTGGCGGTGTTAAAGTTCGTGGCACAGGTGCGGCTACAAAAGGTCTTATGGCTCGTGGGCCTATGGGGTAAGTTATGAACTATACCGAGTTGAAAACTAATATAGAAGACATTTGTGAGAGTTCGTTCACAGATGCTCAACTCGCTATGTTCACGGAGCAGGCCGAACAGAAAATATATAGCACAGTGCAGATACCTGCGCTGCGTAGAAATGTTACTGGGTCTGTGACCACAAATAACAAATACCTTACAGCCCCTACGGACTTTCTGTACACATACTCGCTTGCGCTAGTAGATAGCGATGGGGCGTATCACTACCTAATAAATAAGGATGTGAACTTTATCAGAGAAGCGTACCCTACACCCACTTCTGTAGGGCTTCCCAAACACTATGCGTACTTTGACGATGATTCTTTCATATTAGGTCCAACGCCTGACAGTAATTATACTGCGGAGCTTCACTATGGGTATTACCCACCGTCAATCGTTACGGCAGGCACCACTTGGCTTGGGGATGAATTTGACAGTGCGTTGTTAAATGGTGCATTGGTGGAAGCCATCAGGTTCTTAAAAGGTGAGCCAGATATGGTACAAACGTATGATAAAATGTTTGTGCAATCTCTTGGATTGTTAAAAAATCTCGGAGAAGGTAAATTACGTGAAGACGCCTATCGCTCGGGACAGTTCCGAGTGCCAGTAAGTTAAAGGAGACTAGATATGGCTATAACACAGGCGATGTGTACCAGTTTCAAGCAAGCGCTGCTTGATGGTGAAATGGACTTTAGTAGCGATACGGCGCAAACATTTAAGATTGCTCTGTATACGTCCAGCGCGACATTGAGTGCTGCTACCACAGCATATACCACGTCAAATGAGGTATCTGGCACTGGATATACAGCAGGCGGGAATACACTTACTATATCCACAAACCCAACAAATGGTGGGTCTGGCACTACTGTATACCTAAGTTTTTCCAACACTACATGGACATCATCTACAATCACTGCTCGCGGTGCGTTGATCTACAAATCTGGTGGCACTAACCCGTCAGTTGCAGTGCTGGATTTTGGTTCTGATAAATCGTCTTCAAACGGAGATTTTCAAATCCAGTTCCCAACAGCGGATTCTACGAGTGCAATCATCCGTATTGCGTAAGCTATAGAGGTAATTGTAAATGCCTGTTTTAAAGAATAGAGCCTATGTCTCAACTTCTACGCCCGGGACAGGCACAATAACTCTAGGGAGTGCCGTTTCAGGCTACCAAACATTCGCTGCCGCTGGGGTGTCTGACGGTGATGTAGTTGGCTATACCATAGAAGATGGGGCTAATTTTGAGATAGGTACAGGCACGTACACCGCGTCTGGTACGACACTATCTCGTACCCCTAGCGAAAGTTCTAGTGGTGGTTCTGCTATTAACTTGTCAGGTAGTGCTCGTGTGTTTATTACGGCAGTAGCTGCTGACATTATGCAGCCATCTAACAACCTGTCAGACTTAAATAATGCGTCTACTGCACGAACTAATCTTGGTTTAGGTACAGCGGCTACGTCCGCCGCAACTGATTTTGTTGCAGTGACAGGCGACACCATGTCGGGGGCGTTGAGTATCTCTGCGGCATCAGCGGCTCCTGCTGTTCTTAACCGAACTACTACAGAAGGGGACATTGTTGATTTTCAATATGCTGGTTCTACTGCTGGTAAAATAGGTATATCGGGCGGCTATTATATTATGGGGGATGGGGTTTCAGGGCTTCTTTATGATCCCGGCACTCCTAGTATTATGCCGTTTAATTATTCTGGCAATCAGTTAGCTAATGGCACTATTTCTTTAGGTACTGGCTCTGCAAAGTGGAATGTATTTTATGTAAACGACGTGCACACTGGCGCGTTAAACATTAACAGTGCGATTGAATTTCCTACTGCTGATGGTACAAGTGGACAGGTACTTCAGACTAACGGCTCTGGGGTGTTGAGTTTTGTAGATCAAGCGGGTGCTGATCTTTATGCTGCTAATGAAAGCTCACCTACAGCACAACCAAGTGCGACAGGGGCCAATGCTATAGCTATTGGTGATAGTGCGGCAGCAAGCGCACAAGATGCTATAAGTATTGGTGACGGAGCAACCAACGCTGGTGCTTTTGCTGTATCAATTGGGTGGAACGCAGCAGTAACATCAAATGGCACAAGAGGCATTGCTATTGGGAGCAGTGCTACAACAGATGGTCAAAAGTCTTTTGCCGCAGGAGATGGTGCTACAATTTCTAACACAGGTATATCAGCCGTAGCACTTGGAACCTCTTACGCCTCTGGCGCAGACAGCTTCGCAGCAGCTATAGCTAACAATACCTCAAGCTATGGTGCTAGAGGTGACTACAGTGTATCTATGGGCTGGCAGTCCAATACAGGTTCTTCCGCACAGGGTGCTGTTGCTATTGGTTTTGAAGCAAGTGCTACTGGAAACTACGGACTTTCTTTAGGTCGTTCTGTTTCATCGGGTGCAGATGCTGTTGCTATTGGTATAGCTAATTCTTCTTCATTGTATGGTGCTAGTGGTGCTAACAGTATTGCGATAGGGCAGCAAGCTATTGCTACAAACACTAGGAGTTATGCAATTGGGTATCTCAACTCAGCTACTGGAATTTATGCAACAGCTTTTGGCGGTGCTGGCTCTTCAGCTACTGCTAATGATTCAACAGTAGTTGGCGGTTTTTCCAATGTTGCCAGTGGCTCTGGTAGCACTGTTCTTGGGGGCCAATACAATGACGCAACACAAAGCTATTCGTTTGCACACGGTTTTTATGCTCAAGCGTTAATATACGGAAAAGAGGCTCATGCGTCTGGTCGTTTTTCTGCTGATGGAGATGCACAAGCAGGAACATTTGTCCTTCGTAGTGATACTACTAGCGCAACCGCAGAAGCTCTTACAACTAACAACAGTATCCTAGCGGGAACTACTAATCAAATCATCCTACCAAACAACTCTGCCTACAGCTTCTCAGGTACAATTATTGCTCGTGAAAGTGCAACTGATGGCAGCGACTACGCAAGCTGGGAGATCAAGGGTGCGTTGTTGCGGGATGCAAATGCTGCATCGACTGTCTTGGGCAACGGCATCGTAAACCATTTATACGCTACCTCTGGTGCATCTGCGTGGGCTGTGGCTTTAAGTGCTGATACAACGAATGGCGGTCTAAAGGTTGAGGTTACGGGAGCAGCAGCCACGAATATCCGTTGGGTTGCAACGGTTCATACATCGGAGGTCACATACGCGTAATGGGCAAGATTGAACTAGATCACACAGGCACAGGCGGCGGCATTACTCTAAGCTCTGATGGCACAAGTCTTTTAGTTGGAGGCAGTGCGGTAGGTGGTGCTGCTCTTTATGCTGCTAATGAAAGTAGTCCTACGGCTCAACCAAGTGCGACAGGGGCCAATGCTATAGCTATTGGTGATAGTGCGGTAGCAAGTGGAGAAGACGCCTTTGCAATTGGTTTGGATGCAGTCGCCTCTGGTGTTCAATCAATGGCGTTTGGCAGAGGCACGGATGCAACATCATCTAGTGCTCTTGCTTTAGGTACTTATGCGCAAGCTGTAACTGGGTCGTATGCGACAGCAATATCAAGAGCTTACGCCTCTGGCGCAGATAGCTTCGCAGCAGCTATATCAACTAACTCCTCAAGCTACGGTGCTACTGGTGCTAATAGTATTGCAATTGGACAATTTGCCAAGGCCGCACAAACAAATGCCGTAGCCCTAAATGGCACCGCATCAGGTGTAAGATCAATCGCAATTGGTGTCTCTAGTAGTGCTACGAGTACAAGTGCAACAGCCGTTGGTTATTTGACAACAGCCGTTGGGTCAGCTTTGGCTATAGGTACTGATGCTAATGCACAGCATGGTTATTCGGCAGCTATTCTTCGGGGGAAAACAGAGCAGCAAGGAAAAATGGCATTTTCTGGGATTTTCTTTGGTACAAAAGGTGATGCTCAAGGCAGTACGTTTGTTTTGGTTGCAGACACCACCGATGCGACTGCTACTGTTTTAACAGGCAACAATCTATCGGCGTCAACTAACAACCAGATCGTAGCTGCCAGTGATACTTGCATTATGTTCTCAGGAACGATTGTAGCAATGCAGAATGGCGCACAGGATCAAGGTGGCTGGGAAATCAGAGGTTTGCTGAAGAACGATGGTGGTACGACTACTCTGGTAAACTCAGAGGTTAAAACTTTTGCAGACGGTAATGGTTGGACTGTAGTTCTTTCAGCCGACAACACAAACAATGCACTAGCGATTACTTGCACGGGAGAGGCTGCACATAACATCCGTTGGGTTGCTAATATTTCAACCTCTGAAGTGACGTATGCATAGGAGTAACAAGCCATGACAATAACCAATCTTAGCGCTGAGAATTATGACGGTACGTCTACTTTACCTAGTGCAACGGGTACAAACTCTATAGCTATTGGTGTCGGCGCAACTGTAACGAGTGCTAATACTGTCGCCATCGCCGCTGACGTAGATTTTACGGGTGATACTTATAATGTCCTTTGGGATAAATCGACGGACGACTTTGTTTTTGATCAAGGAGCCAGATTAGACTTCGGCGGCGGCGCGAGTATTTATCGTGATGCTAGTGGTATTTTTAGAATTACAGGCCCATCGGCAAGCGATACATATTTTAGCTTTAGCAACAACTTGATCTTTTATAGGAGCGGCAGTGCGGCGGCTCAGTTAATGTATTCAAGCGGGTCACAACGGTTCCACGCCTATGGGAATATAACAGTGGGCGGGACCGTTGATGGCGTAGACATTGCTCAAAATATTCCAGCTACCCTTGGAACTGCAGGTCAGGTACTCACAGTAAATTCTGGCGGAACGGCTGGCGAGTGGGCAGACGCGGCTGGTGGGGGATTCGATTCCGATCTTACACTAGACGATAAAACGGCAAACTATACTGTTGTTGCAGGAGATGCAGGTAAAGTTATTTCGCATAGTAGTAATGATATAACAATATCATTAACAGCAGCAGCAACCCTTGGAGCAGGATTTCACGTTTGGATTAAAAACGAAGCTGGTGCTGGCGATATTACAACGATTGATCCAGATGGGACTGAAACAATAGATGGTAGAGGTACAGAAAAACTGTACACAGGTGAAAGCATACACATCTATACAGACGGGTTAAACTGGTATTCCCTCGACAGAACTATAATGTGGGTCGGAAACACTTCTACAGACTACTTTGCAAGACCTACGGCGGCAGGGGGAGGCGCAATAGCTGCTGGCCTTCAATCTTCAGCGGGAGGTGCTGATAGTGTAGCTGTAGGGTACACAGCAAGTGCATCTGGTTCAAATTCTGTTGCTCTTGGTTGGGGACCCACTTCAACCAGTACACGATCTGTTGCTATTGGTTGGTCACGGGCTAGTAGTACCGAGGCTTTTGCAGTTAATATAGGGTCTAGTTCATCTAGCTACGGTGCAAGTGGTTCTAATAGTATTGCTATGGGGTATCTGTCAAAGGCTACTTCTGCTAACTCTATTGCTATTGGTAACCAGAATATTGCTGAAACCAACATCAACAGTGCTGCAATTGGTGGTTTGAGTAATACAGCATCAGGCAATTACTCAATTATAGCAGGTGGGAATGCAAACACAGCAAGCGGTGCAAGAGGTGCCGTTTTAGGAGGTCAGGCCAATAGTGCGACTGGGTCATATTCTGCTGTTACAGGTGGTTTTAATGGCACTGCCAGTAATAACTACTCTACTGTTGCTGGCGGTTATTTCAACACGGCTTCTGGTCACGGTTCTTTTGCACACGGAATGCAAGCAGTCGCAACGGTTACTGGACAAAGGGCCTATGCTTCTGGTCAGTTTGCCGCAGCAGGTGACGCACAAGGTGGTCAGTTTATTCTTCGTGCAGACACTACAGATGCAACTGCTGAAGCCTTAACTACAAACAACAGCACAGCAACATCAACTAATCAAATCGTAGCAGCTACTGATACCTGTATTACATTTTCAGGCACAGTCGTAGCTATGCAAAATGGTGCTTCGTCTTACGGATCGTGGGAAATACGTGGACTGCTAGTAAATGACGGTGGCACAACTACACTACCAATCTTTAACATTTCAGAGATTGGATCAAGTGGTTGGAAGTTGAATTTGTATGCTGACAACACAAACAATGCCCTAAACGTTCAAGCCACAGGTGTTGCAGCAACAAATATTCGTTGGGTTGCAAACATTGCAACAGCAGAAGTAACGTATGCCTAAAGGAGAAACAAACAATGGCTATACAACATAATATCGCAGAAGGGGCAAGCCAATACGGTATCGCCTTCAACGACGCTTACTATCGTATCATCACAGCGGCAGTATCCCGCCAACGTGGTGCAGATTTAATCGACGGCGGTGATAACCCCCCTAAGTTTTCTGTAATGATTGACCTTAGCGCCTATGCAACGTCAACGCCTACAGACGACACCCGCGAGGTAGACTTCAAGCGTTACCACGCAGATTTAGATGCTATTAATGCCACATCAGGAGATGCTTTCCTTGATAAATGTTATGCTTGGGTTATGGCTCAAGACGATATGGCAGGAAGCACGGCTGTTTGATGCGTAAAGCTCAAATGGCTGTTTGTTAAAAAGGAGACTAAAATGACCGAGAAAAAAACAAACGTCATTACAGTCAATGAAAAAGAATATAACATTGATGCGATGACGGACGAGCAAAAATTGTTGCTTAGTCACGTTCAAGACTTGGAGCGTAAAATTGGGAACACCCAGTTTAACATGGACCAATTAAGGATGGGTCGTGAAGCAGTGCTTCACCGTTTTATTGCCGCCCTTGAAACTCCAAAACCTAAAAAAGAAGATAGTATATTGTTTGATACGTCACCCCTACCTACCGTAAATGACAAAGTGCCCGGAGTAGCTAACTAGATGTTAGGCTTCTTCCCTCTTACAGGCGCACCATTAGCGTCTACATTCGAGCAGAACATAGCTCGTTTGACGGGGGTGGAAGCCACTACCGCGCTAGGCTCTGTTACCATAAGAGGTACGGCCTTAATAGAACCTTCTGGTTTAGAAGCCACAGGTGGTATTGGGTCTGTAACTGTTACAGGTGATGCGGACTTTACGCTCACTGGAGTAGAAGCCACAGGCGCTATAGGTGACGTAACTGTAGTCGCGGATGCAAACGCTACAGTCGTAGGAATATCTGCTACCACGGCGCTAGGCACGGTTACCATAACAGGTGCAGCGACTATCATTCCTACTGGCCTGCAGGTGACTGGATCTATAGGCAATGTAGTTGTATCCGCTGATGGAAATACAACAGTTACAGGGGTTCAAGCAACAGGTGCTATAGGCACCGTAAGTGTGGCTACAAATGCAATATTCCAAGTCGTTGGTAATTCTGCTACACTAACGGTAGGCGATGTAGATGTTGCTATTAATATGCGGGTACAAGTAACGAGTGTGACAGCTACGGGTGAACTTGGCAGGTTACTCATATGGCAGGATGTGGATGACGCACAGACTCCAAATTGGGTAGACGTGTACGACAAACAGTGAGGCTAGTATGACAACATATACACCATTATTAAAACTAGCGTTGCCTGTTTCGGGCACTTTAGACGGTACATGGGGCGATACGGTTAACGACAACATCACTTCGATGGTCGATGAGGCCGTTGCTGGGTTAGCGACTATAAATACATGGTCTACTAATTCTCACACCTTAACTACAGCAGACGGCACTACCGCAGAATCTCGCGCTGCCATACTGAAATTTACCGACACAGGGACTGCGCTCACAGGTAATGCGACGGTTATATGTCCTGCGTCTTCTAAACTGTATGTAGCGGATAATTCAGTCGGTAATAGTTATACTGTTACGCTAAAGACTAGCTCAGGTACTGGTATCGCTGTTCCTGACGGCACCGCAATGTTGTTGTACTGTGATGGCACGAATGTAGTAGAGGCAGTGTCTAACGCTGCATCGTTGTCTATAGCGGGTAAGGCCATTTCTCTTGCTGGTAGCCTAACCACGGCGGGTGCCTATGCCCTTACGTTGACTTCGACAGGTGCGACAAACGTAACGCTACCAACCACAGGTACACTTAGTACGTTAGACGGAACCGAGACGTTCACAAACAAAACCCTAACCAGCCCAACAATTAGTGGGGGCGACATAACAGGCATCACTGATTTAGCTGTAGCGGATGGTGGAACAGGTGCATCGGACGCTGCTACAGCACGGACTAATCTGGGCGCACTTGGCGAAGTTGCTGATGACACCACCCCGCAATTGGGAGGTGATTTAGATGTTAATTCTAATGACATCCTGTTTGGCAATGCAAACAAAGCACAGTTTGGTTCTGGTAACGAGTTACAGATATATCAAGACGGTCAGGCGTATATTGCGAATGCAACGTCTAACCTAAATATCCGTTCTGATGCAATTAACCTGCAATCTATAACAGGCACAGAAAATATAATTACAGGTGTATTGGATGGTGCAGTAACGTTGTATTATGATAATGCCGCTACACTAGCGACATCTGCAACAGGTATTACTGTAACGGGTAACATAGCTGTAACAGGTACTGTGGACGGTAGAGACATTCAGGTTAACATTCCAGCTTCACTGGGTACTGCAGGGCAAGTATTAACAGTCAACTCCGGTGCTACTGCGGCGGAATGGGCTGACCCTACTATAGAAGGTAGGTATGTATTAATCGCTACCACTGCCAACGCTACCGAAACTATTGCCACTACGGATGGCGGTTCAGGGTCTACATCCAACCAAATATTCTTGGCAACAAGTTCAGCAATCACCTTTACAGGCACAGCCATAGTACGAGAGCAAGCCGCAGATGGTACAGATGTATCTGCATGGGATATTAAAGGTGTAGCGAGACGCGAGGCTTCTGGAAGCGCTGTGATCGTTCAAAGTGACATAACAGCCCGCACAAACGTATCTGGGTACGGACTGGCAATTGCTGCATCTACGTCAGACGCAGGTGCCTTAGAGGTTTCGGTTACAGGTGCTGCTGCAACTGATCTAAAATGGGTAATCGACGTGCAGACCACCGACGTGGTGTACGCGTAATGGAGATGAGTTCTATTATAAATGTGGGACTAACTGCCGCAATAGGGGGGCTAGGTTGGTGGCTAAAAGCTCAACATAGTGAAGTAGCTCGTATTCAAATACTACTTAATAAAACACGAGAGGAAATGGCAAAAGAGTATGTCACTAAAGTTGATAGCTCTACTGTGATGAATCAGATCGTAGCTCGGTTTGATCGCATTGAAGAAAAACTAGATCGTTTGATGGAACGATGACATGCTTTGTACCCTTGTATTTATAGGGTACGGACATCTGTTTATAAACGGCTACGGAAGCTGGTTTTATAAGGCATGTCATTATCAGTGTAACACTGAGAACATCAGGCGTGTCTACCGCGTACACCCTAATATTATATGCCCTGTGAGGTTCTATGAGACATGATAGAAATAGGTGTTGCGATAGCGGGCGCACAGGCCGCTTATAGTTTTTTGAAAAAAGGCGTCCAAGTCGGGCGTGACTTACAGGACATGGGCCAACAGTTGCAGCAGTGGGCTAACTGTATGGCTGACATAGACCAAGCAGAAAAAATGGCAGACAAACCGCCTTGGTATAAAGCACTTGGTGGTGGCACACAAGCGCAAGCTATGGAAGTCTTCTTAGCTCGCAAGCAAGCCCAAAAAATGAGGGACGACTTGCGTGAACTCATATCGCACCCTGCAATACTGGGGCCATCTCATTGGCAGGAATTTCTTCGTATCGAAGCCGAGATTAGAAAACAGAAACGTGAGCACGAATTTAGAAGAATGGAAATCAAGCAAACGATAATAGAATGGATAGCTGGGGTCTTTTTGTTTATCCTTGGAGTGGGTGCTCTTGTTGGATTCGTGTGGTTAGCCAATGCTTGATCCCGTTGGAAATTTACCATTTGCCATAGAGTTGCAGAGGAGCCGCGAGAGTATTGAAAACTACCAAGCGCAGCAGCAGGTGCAAAAGGAACATTTACTTGCGCACAAACTTGAAAAAGTGCTTGAGCGGCAAAAACTTGATTTAATATCCAGTTATGATAGGTTCGGTGCATCCAATACTGCCCTGCAACCGCAAGGTCAGATTGTAGATATGGAGGTTTGAAATGATAACCCCTGAGTGGCTAGACAAATGGCGCATCTGGCCCCGTCTAATTATAACCCTGTACGGGTTTGCTTTTTACCGCACAACAGAATGGTTCATAAGCCTTGAGGCACCGTCAAATGCGCAGGCTGGAATGGTTTCGGTAATTGTTGGTGCGGGCGCGGGATTTTATGGCATATATGTAAACGGTCAGGCGTCAAAACCTAAAAAGGAAGTTTGTGAAAAATGCGGCAAATAGATATGATCGTAGTACACTGTACTGCAACAAGACCTGAATGGCAGTCCGACCAAACAACAGAAGCAAAAGTTGCAGAGGTTAAAAAATGGCATACGGACAAAGGTTGGTCGGATGTGGGCTATCATTACCTCATTGATCGTAATGGCGTTATCGTTGAGGGGCGTCCTGTAGAACGTGCAGGTGCTCACGCCAAGGGGTATAACGCTACTTCTATAGGTGTTGCAATCTTTGGAGGGCATGGCGGTACTGCGAATGATGAGTTTGAGGAAAACTTTACCGATGCACAAGATCGTTCACTGCGTAGGCTAATTGCTCAGTTGCGGATGGAGTTTCCTAACATTACTCAGATTGTTGGTCACAATGATTTGCCAGATGTTACCAAGGCTTGTCCAACGTTTAGGGTGAATAAATGGATAGCTCAGGACAAGACCCCTCCAAAAGAACCCAGAAAATCCTTAGCCCAATCGAAGACGATCCAAGCATCTCAGGTCACAAAGATTGCTGGACTTGCTACCCCGCTGGTTGGGACATTAGGTGGGCTAGACTGGCAGAAACTCCTGATTTTGGGCGCTCTGTCGATAGTGATTCTAGTCGGAACAGGCGTGATTGACATTGAGCGTACCAAAAAATGGAAACAGGGTGACCGTTAATGTTTATGCTAGCTCGACTTAAATTGTACGCTTATGCTGCGGTGGCTGTTCTTGGTGCCATGCTTATGGTATACTTGAAGGGTGCAGCTAGCGGAGCACAGAAAGTACGCGCAAAAGCTACTAAAAAACGTGTTGATGATATGTTGACGGCGAAGGATGTAGAGAATGAAGTTAAACGTTTGGATGATGATGCTCTGCTCAATCGTGCTAATAAGTGGGTGCGAAAGCGTGACGGTTAACGGCTATTGTGATATAGCAAAACCGCATTATTTTGCTGACGCTCATGTGACCGCTTGGCTTCTAAAGAATGATCAGCAGTTACTAACCGACACTATTGTGCACAACGAACAGTATGAAAGATTATGCAGTGGAAAGTAGAGGAGTGCTTGTATGCGCGTAGAAAATAAAGCAAAGACGCTAGAAGATGGCTCAGTAGAGCCTGCTCATGTAATACATCAGGTGTGCGATGCTTGTGGCTATGATTTAGATGAATCCGAACTTGCCGCAGATATGTGTTCTGATTGTGGTGAAGTGTTAAATCTAAAACAACATGTGGCTATAAGTGTAACCACATTCCCTCCAATGTTTGCTGAAACTTCATAGGTGTAAAATGCCTTTCCAGAAACTCCAGTTTAAACCCGGAATAAACGACGAACGTACTAGCTACTCTTCAGGAAATGGTTGGTTCGACGGCGATAAAATACGTTTTAGGCAGGGGTTTCCAGAGAAAATAGGTGGGTGGAACAGAATATCTACTTCTACATTTTTGGGTGTGTGTCGCTCGTTGTGGAACTGGGTAACCCTATCTGGGTTTAACCTTGTGGGAGTAGGTACAAACTTGAAGTTTTACTTAGAGCAAGGGGGCGCGTACAACGACATTACACCGATCCGTGCAACCACAACCAATACTGCCACTTTTGCAGCTACTAACGGTAGCACTACTATAACGGTGACTGACGCTAGTCATGGGGCGTCTATCAATGACTTTGTAACATTTAGTGGCGCAGCCTCTTTGGGTGGTAACATTACTGCGGCAATCCTAAACGCTGAACACCAAATAACAGCCGTTAATAGTGGAAACGAATATACTATAACCGTATCTGCTACGGCTAACGCGTCTGACACAGGCAATGGTGGCGGGGCCGTCACTGCAGCTTACCAAATCACTACAGGTCAAGCATCAGTTGTTCCACTTACAGGCTGGGGTGCGGGTACTTGGGGTGGTGGTACGTGGAGTAACGGACTTGCATCTAATGAAGCTATTCGGCTTTGGAGCCAATCTAACTTTGGTGAAGATTTAATATTTGGTGTGCGCGGCGGCAGTATATACTACTGGGATGCTACCAGCGGAGTGTCTTCTCGCGGGGTATTACTTTCAAGTCTTGGCGGTGCATCTGACGTACCAACAGTGCATAACTTACTGCTAGTATCTGATATTAACAGGTTTGTATTTTGTTTCGGCTGCAATAATTTAGGTAGTGCTACGCAAGATCCTATGCTTGTTAGGTGGTCCGACCAAGAGAGCGCAGTTAACTGGACCCCTGCGTCTACAAACCAAGCAGGTGATTTACGACTTTCCCGTGGCACTGAAATTGTAGCCGCAAAACAGGCTCGTCAGGAGGTTCTAGTTTGGTCGGACTCTGCGTTGTATTCTATACAGTATGTTGGAGCACCCGCTGTATGGGGCGCACAGCTTGTTGGTAACAACATATCAATTGCATCTCAGAACAGTGTAGCGTTTGCTAACGGTGTCGCATACTGGATGGGTAAAGATAAGTTCTATAAATACGATGGTCGCACACAACCACTTCGCTGTGATGTTAAGCGTCATATCTTTAATAACCTAAATACGTTACAGTACGACCAGTTTTTTGCGGGCACTAACGAAGCATTTCACGAAATATGGTGGTTTTATTGTTCCACAAACCAAGAACAGATCGACAAATACGTTATCTATAATTACCTAGAAGATACTTGGTATTACGGGTCACTGGGACGCACTGCATGGTTAGACTCAGGGCTACGCAACTTTCCTCTCGCTGCAACTTACACTTACAATCTTGTGAACCATGAAGATGGTATTGACGACAATGAAACAGGGGCAGGCACAGCTATAACGGCAAATATATCGTCTTCCCAGTTTGACCTTAGTGATGGGAGTAGGTTTGCTTTAATCAATCGTGTGCTCCCTGATATGACTTTTGAAGGCTCTACCGCCACATCTCCTGCAGCTACTCTAACCTTGCAACCGTTGGCTAATTCTGGTTCTGGGTTTAACAGCCCATTGTCAGAAAGTGGGAATAGTTCGGGCACTGTAACGCGCAGTGCCACTGCCCCCATAGAGCAATATACAGATCAGCTTTTCATGCGCGTGCGGGGGCGACAAATGGTGCTAAAAATAGAATCCACAGGACAAGGAGTTATGTGGCAGTTAGGTACACCTCGTGTAGATACTAGGCCAGATGGAAGACGATAATGGCAAATGAAATTGACCAAGTTGAACCACCTGCCCTACCGCTGGCACCTGATGGCTATGATAGACCGTTCGTAGATCAGCAAAGTAACGTGTTACGTCTGTTCTTTCGGCGTTTAACTAACATTGTTACTACACTCACATCTACTGAAGACGGCGGTAGGTTTCTCTACATGCCACGGGGGTCTTTTTATAGCACTGTTGACCAAACGGCGGCAATGGCAAGTACGGGGTACGCGGTTACGTTTAATTCTACGCATCACACGGATAGCATAACTCTATCAAACAATAGCAGGATAAATGTTACCCACGCAGGTACATATCAGTTTTCTATAACGCTTCAGATAGAGCATAATAATTCTAGTGAGGCTACGGTAACTGTTTGGGAGAAGCTAAATGGAACTACCGATACACCCTACTCAGGACATCTATTTGATGTAAAAGGTAACGATTTCTATGTTGTTAACTGGGTTTTTACACGCGCTTTAGAAGCAGATGACTATATTGAAATCTACTGGGCCACTACTGATACGCAGTTAAACTTACACGCAGAAGCCGCATCAGCCCTTCACCCCGGCGTCGCATCTGCTACGGTTGATGTAACATTCGGGACTAACTCATGATGGAACAGTTAGACATACCCACAATTATAGGGCGCTCTCTTACGGAGCAGCATAATGCGTCACCTGAAGAAATACGTGAGACTATGTTGTTCCTTACTATATTAGGTAAAAACAAACATACTGTTGTAGACCAGTACGGTAACACGGTATTTTTTACCACACCAATAAAAGAAAACAAAAAAGGGTATAGGGTAGCGGCGGTAAAAATGTATACACTGGATCAAGCTGTAGACCTTGTAAGACAAGTGTATGCGTACTTAAAAAAGCTAAAACAACGTAAAATATCAGTTTTAAAATTTAGCACTGACGATGTGCGGTTAACTCCGTTGTTCCGTGCTATAGATAGAGAGTATCCGGTAGAAATACGCAAAGCGAAAAAAACAGGGCGCTTGTATGGAACCATAAACATTCAGGAGCCTAAATAATGTGTACAAATAATTTGCCGCATATAACAGATATTGACTTAAATCCTTTTGACGATCCGGGTGGTCCGGTAGAGATTGATTTGGGCATAGATGATGTAGATTTTCTTGATATAGATATTGCGGGTACGATAGAGCATGAAGTCTATTACATAGGTAAGGCTTTTAAATCTATTGACTTAAATCCTTTTGATGCGAACGAAGCATTAGAACTAGACCTTATTGAATCTGGAGAAATAATAATAGAGGAGATTGAGAAAGACCCTTTTGGCACTATTGGCACAGTAGCCTTAGTGCTTTTGAACGCCCCTGCTTGGGTATTTGCATTAAATTCAGGTGCATCTGCAGCGTATCAAGGAGAAGACGCCGAAGGTATAGTTGGAGCTATGCTTAAATCTTATGTCGGTGCGCAGTTAGGGGATATAGTAGCAAACCAAACTGGTAATATTCTTCAAAATGCAGGGGTGCCTGAAAGTATAGTCAGTATTGTAGAAAAAGGCTCCGAACAATTTGCAACTACGCTTGTTCATACAGAAGGTGACCTTGAAGCTGCGTCCAATGCTTTTTTGACAGGTAGCCTTACTGAAGGTATGGGCATGGTCCTTGGCAAGATTGATGACCAATTAGGTAACATATTAACAGAGGTGGATGGAGCGACAAAACAATGGACTGATTTAGGCGCTGGCATAAGAGACGGAGTTACCGCAGGTCTAACTGCTGCAATAGAAGGCGGTGATATTAGTGAAGCAGCGCTAAATAACCTAGTATCCACTTATACAAAAGGTGTCATAGCGCCGATTGTAGATGTTTCAGAAGAGTTAGGCATAGACCTTGACGACAATCGTGTGAGAATGCTTGCTCAGTCCTTGGGCGCGAGTGTGAATGCTGCTGTATCAGGTGGAATGGAGCCTACAGATGCGTTTTTTGCTTCATTAAATGCGCAGGTTGATGAACAAATTAAAGACTATATAAATTCTGCTGAAGGGTTAGGCGCAAATCAATTATTTGATTCTTTTTTTGGCACCCAAGGAGTAGTTGAAGAAAAACTTAATGCTTTGACGACCGCCCAGTCTAACATGACGACGGCGGCTAATTCGTACAACGCGATACTTACTGAAGAAGAACGTTTGTACAAACGCTATTCAGATGCAGTTGATCTATATAATTCTACCGAGGGCGCACAAGGAACAAATTACGCTGCTCTAGGTCAAGCATATCAAAACTATGTAAACGCAAACGCGTCCGCTAAACAGGATTACCTAAACACATACAATGCAATAGCGCCTACCATAGAGGGCTTACAGGAAGAATTTAATACCGCGTCAGAAAATTTATTGTCTGACTTAGACGAGTTCCCCGAAATGTTTGAGAAATACAAACGGGTAACCAACGAGGTTGTTGGCACCGCGACAATGATGGAGAATTTGGGTGACAGGTATGGTAGATTTACTGAAGAAGACTATCGCCTTATGCACAACCTAGGCGAAGACGAGGATATTTACGAACATTATTTAGCAAACCAAGACGTAAACGCCACGATAGACCCTAATAACATCACTATGACCCTGTTGCCAGACGATTACATATACGACGAGGCAACAAAGTCTTATTATAGGAACACACCTAGTGGGTGGCAGCGTGTTGATCCGTTTGCGGATGGAGTATCTACTTCTATAACGTATGATGCCGTTAGTTTAGATCAGTTTGTAAAAGATAAGTTAGGAGAGGATTATAGTTATTATAATGGTATGTACCTAAAAAACACTCCTGATGGTTATCAACAAGTAAACCCGTTTGCTGAATCTCCAGTTGGTAATTCGTATGACATAACTATGAAAGATATTCGTAGCGATTTAGCCCCAGTAGGTGTTGGCAGTCGTGTCACTGCTGATATATCAAATGTATTAGGCAGGGGCGAAGACACGATAATAACATTACGGGACTATCATATATTAAAAGACGCAGGGTACAATATAATACCTACGTATGATCCCGTTTTGCAAAAATCTTTTGACGGCACTGACAATTATGGAACTGAAGTTGAACAATGGCTAAATGACCAAGACCCTTCTAAATTAAGTTTAGAGGCAGCATACGCATTATATAAAAATTTAATAGATACAGGTAAGGGTATAGCTCTTTATGGAAGTAATTCAGTAACAATCCCCAACATAGGTGCTGGGCCTACATATACGACAAGCAAAATTGAAACGAAAATAAACCCAGAAATACAAAAAATCATACAGGGCGCGTTAGGTATAAGCGACCAAGAAGCTGCGGAACGGTTCCCGATTGGTGATGTATTAAACATAAACCCCGTGACGGGAGCGACTTCCCAAACAATAAATCAAGGAGAGGATTTACTCGCAGTTCGTAATGCTTTTGAAGAAGCAGGTTATGTAGTAGCAATGGACCCGCTAACTGAACGGATAAACAAACTTGAATATGAATTAGCGGACCCAAGTGCCATAGTAGATTTTGTACAGAACACAGCAGGGCTTGCAGCTACTTCTGTAGGCTCTCTTGCGCAAACATTTGCGTATGGAAAAATATTAACCAACGCTGCGGGATGGACTGAAGGCGAAGTGTCCGACAGTGTGCTGTATAAACTTGGTGAGGCCATAGAAGACTTCGGCACAGGAATGCAGACCGACGACTATGTAGCCAATAAAGAAGCACTTGCCGAAGCAATGGGTAAAAATTTAGCCGATGCCGAAGGGTTTAGAGAATCAGTTCTTGCAGTCCTTGCCACCGCTGCAGATTCCCCCGGTACATTTATAGCTGAGTATGTTGTATCGGAGATTATCCAAGAACTGCCGTTCTTACTAGCAAGTGGTGGTACGAGCCTTCTACTTAAAAAAGGACTACAGACAGCGGGTGAAGAGTTCTCTAAAAAAATAGCCCTTAGAGGTGCTTTAGGTACAGCGGCAGCGGGCAACGTGCTAGAAGCGTATGGTGGCGCTGCAGGTGATGCATATGATAAATCATACGCGACTTATAAAGAAGTAGCCCTTAGAAATTTACCAAGCGGCACCCCTGCAAATGAGATGGAGCGGTATGAAGCTAAAATAGAAGACGCCGCTATAAAGTATGCAACCGAAAATGCACAAGCTGCGGGTATAGTTGGCGCTACTATGGGCCTTATTTCTATGGGGATTGGTGGTAGCGCACTTGAAAAAGCAATATTTGGGGATAAGAAAGCCCCTGATGGTTGGGCCGATGCAATGCAGAACTTGTATGACAAATCGGGCCTTAAAGATTTTGTCGTAGAACCTACAAAGGTTGGCTTAAAAGAGGGTTTTTCAGAAGCACTTGAAGAAGGGGTCATATCAGATTTTATTGAAGGCCGTTTGTCTCTTATAGATGATACTAGAGATCGTTCAGGCAATAATACTGCCGCAGCACTATTAGGGTTCATCGCGGGGGGAGGTACAGGTACAGCCATTGCTATAGGAGATCAAATAGTTACTTCGGTTAAAGACTTTGGCACAAACGCAGATATTATAAATAATAGTAGCCCTACAAATCAAACTATCACAAACGCCCAACCTGTAGAACTGTCTCAAACCAAAGAGTTTATGGACGTAAATAATCCGCAGGGGGGTGGGCTATACTCTGAAGAAGATTTAGAAAGTCTAGCAGGTCTTAACGGTAATTACTTACTGATGAAAGACGGTTATGTTATATCAACAGATACTGGAGCCGTAGAGTATCTTCTTGACACTTATGGATACACTCTTGACGATGTTCAACATGCTGGTGACCTAGCAAAAATAAAAATACAGGGGGAGTATGGGGACTTACCACCAACACTACCTTCGTCTATCCAAAACAGTAAGGACGCGCAGTCTTCATACGATGCTCTCGTTGATTTAGGTGTTGGTCCAGACGCCGCTTTAAACGTTACTAATTCTCTGTACGATAAGAATGTCGTTACACAAAGCGAAATAGAAAATGAGTTTAAGACTTATGATATAGAATTTTCTGCGCCCATAATAGGAGAAGCAAAAAAGATACTCTCAGGTCTAAACGTTGACAGTGATGTGGCTACGCTGGTCGCATCTTATGTAGACCCGTACTATTTAGATACTCAAGAAGTTATAAACACCGCCGCTGCAGAAGGAGTGACACTCACAGAGGAGCAAGCCGCTCAATACGTCAGAGAAGTAGAAAATGACGAAGATGCAGCAGCAGAAATAGCCGCAGAGTATGACCCACAAGCTACAACGCGTGAAGAAGTAGAGCAGTTTTTCGCAGAACTAGATTACACTCCTACGGAAGAAGAAATAACTGCGCGAATCGGTGCAACACCAGAAGCAGATCAGAAAGAAGCTATCGCAGCCTATGTAAATCCAAGACAGGTAACTGAAGCAGAAGCGCGTAAGTTTTTTGAGGATCAAGGGTACACGCCTACAGACGAAGAGGTCGCCGCTTACGTTGGTCAAGGGGAAGAAGATTTTGAAGGGGCTACAAAAACCACCGTTGGTTCATATGTTGATCCGCGTCAGACCACAGAAGCAGAAGTTCGTTCAGCATTTGAAGCTGCAGGGTTTACACCCACCGATGAAGAGGTTGCACAGTTTGTTGGACAACTAGATCAAGCCGCGCAAGAAACAGCGGTTAGACAG